CAAATATTCTTGCGGGGCTAAAGAGAATAACAATATCTTTTGAAGCACCACTAATTTCAATATTAAATTTATTCGTAACAGAAATTCTTGAATAACTATTGCGTTCAATACCACTAATTCTGAACAGAGAAGTTCTAGTATCAGTTTCCTCAACAACAAGTCTGTTGATAGATGCATTACCGATTCCAAACAGAGATCCTTTACCACGATAAGAATCTGTTTGCTTCTCAATTCCGATTCCAGAAATAAATTCTGTACCCGAACCAGGGTATCTGGAGATATACTTGAATTTAGATTCCCCATTAAATCTAAACAGAATAGTATTTTCAGGAGTTTGTGCAACAAACGCTATGACAGCGGTATTAGTACCGAAGGAAATATTTCCTTTACCAACATAGGATCTCGTGAACTTAGCAGCAACATTGCCAGAAATTGTTGCATTACCAGAACCCTTATAATTCTCTGTATTTTTCTCAACCGCAGATCCAGTAAATTTAAAGAGTGCCGCTTCTTCTGGTGGGTTAGAAGTCTTAGATTCTGCAGCACCTTGGAATGCAAACAGAGAACCTGAACCTTGATATGGTGCCTTACTATATTTTTCCTGAATGTAACCAGTAAGATTAATATTACCTGATGCTTTTTCAATTACTGTTCTAGATTCAATCTTCTCACCAACAGTAAAGATATTGCCAGTACCAACATAATTCTCAGTGTTCTTCTCAATCGCTGAACCAGAGAATCTGAAGAGTTGAACATTTGCTGATATAGCAAATACTACAGACTCACTAGTTTCATTAAATGCGAACAGCGAACCTGTGCCGATGTAATTCTCAGTATTCTTCTCTGTTGCAGAACCAGTAAATCTGAAGAGTATAGTTTCTTCTGATGGATTAAATGATACTTTGCTTTCTGACTGCAAGAATGAGAAGATATTGCCAGTACCAACATAATTCTCAGTGTTCTTCTCAATTGCACTTCCAGAAATTTGTGCTGAACCTGTGCTGATATATCTTTCGGTGTGAGATTCAATAGCAGAACCATATACATTAAACAGTTGAACATTTTCAGTTGGGTTAAATGCTACTGCTGCAGCACTTGAACCAACAGTTAGAATATTTCCTGTTCCTAGGTAATTCTCAGTATTTTTTTCAATAAGAGTTCCAGTGATATCAATCTGACCAGAACCATCATGCTTATTAGATTTCTTGAGTGTCCCAGAACCACTAATTTGATATAAAGCAGTATTTTCAACAGGGTTAAATACTACTTTGCTTGTGGATTCTCCATAATTGAACAGGAAACCAGAGCCATAATGTAAGAGTGAAATAACTGGAATTGCGGCGCCAGAAACTTTGAACAGTGCTGTGGATACTGCAGCAGAAATAAGGATAGTTTCCGTTGCAGTTCCAAATGAGAATGCTGAACCAGAACCTCTGTATTTCTCTGTATTTTTCTCTACCGCAGAACCAGAGAATGTATAAAGGAATGTATTTTCTGGGGTCTGTGCAGAGAATGCTTCTGCAACACCCTTAAGAACAGAGAATCTTCCTGTAGATGAGTATGCTCTTGCTCTATCAGTATCACCATTTCCAGAAACATTGATCTTGCCAGTTCCATACCAAGAATCTGTTTGTTTCTCAATGATATAACCACTAATAAATTCTACACCAGAACCAACCTTAGTATAAACTCTAATTGGTTTTGTAATTCCATCACCAGAAACATTAAGTGTACCACCAATATTTCCATGGATTGCACTAACATAACGAGGTGTTGGTCTGTAGTTACGGAACTCAGGGAATCTGCCAGTTGAAAGTCTGATATTTCCTTTACCAACATAAGATTCTGTATTTGCTTCAGACGCTGCAGGGAATCTTTCTTCAAATACAAGACTTACATAACCAACATAAGATTCAGTATGTCTTTCTATAACATTACCAGTGACTTTTACTGCATCGCCAGAACCAATAAATTCTCTGGTACGAGGAGTTATAGCAGAACCAAAGAATGTATAAAGGAATGTATTCTCTGGAGTCTGTGCAGAGAATGCTTCTGCAGCATTACCAATAGCAAATAGTGAACCAGATCCATAATAGGATCTTTCAAATGGTGTAACAGCAATACCACTAATTCTGAATAATCCAAATGGTTTTTCACTACCGATAGTATTAATTACAGAACCATAATCAATTTCACCACCATCAGCATTACTGGTTATTAAACCATTATCAAGATTTTGTGTTGAATTAGAAAGATTACCATAATCAACTTCATTGACTGCATCAATTTCAGATGATGTATTATATGAGAAGGTTCTTCTCTCAACTCTGTCACCAATGTGGAACAGTGAACCTGAAGCAACATAAGACTTATTACGTGATTCGTTAGCGTTACCAGAAACATTATAAAGGAATGTATTCTCTGGAGTCTGTGCAGAGAATGCTTCTGCAGCATTACCAATAGCAAATAGTGAACCAGATCCAACTTTGGTGAATACTTGAATCCAGCGATCATCAGAGTTACCGTTAACTTTGAATAGACCAAATGGATATGTGATGTCAAGATTAATTATCGCACCATAATCAATTTCACCACTAGTTGCTGTTTGAGTTACATATCCATTGTCAATAATTGTTCCTGATGCAGTAATAAGACCATAATCAGATGCATCATATTCAGATACTGATGAAGAATTATAAGAGAATGTTCTTTTCTCAATTCTGTCACCAATGTGGAACAGTGAACCTGAAGCAACATAAGACTTATTACGTGATTCGTTAGCGTTACCAGAAACATTATAAAGCAATGTATTCTCTGGAATCCGTGCAGAGAAGGACTCGGTGAGACCATTAAATTCAAACAGTGATCCAGATCCAACTTTGGTGAATACTTGGATCCAGCGATCATCAGAGTCACCGCTAACTTTGAACAGACCAAATGGATATGTAATATTAAGATCAATTACATTACCAAGATCAACTTCACCACCAGTTGCTGTCTGAGTTACATATCCATGGTCAATAATTGTTCCTGATGTAGTAACAAAACCATAATCAAATGAGTCATAATCAGATACTGATGAAGAGTTATAGGAGAACGTTGCTTTTTCAACTCTGTCGCCAATGTGGAACAGTGAACCTGAAGCGACATAAGAATTGTTACGTGATTCTGATAATGTACCATCAACAAATAATCCACCAACTGATCTCCAATGTGGTCTAAATCTGACAAAGGTGCGATCAGAAGCAATTGTGAATCTACCAGAACCTTTATGAGCAAATGCTGGTTTATATTGATCCTCTGCCGCCCCAGTAAATTTAAAGAGTACATTTACTGGATAATCATAATCATATAAAGTAACTGAACCATAATCAATTTCACCATCAGTTGCTATTTGATTTACATAACCAAGATCTATAGTTATTCCCGAAGTTGTTACAGAACCATAGTCAACTTCAGTTTCATAAGCAACTATTGAAGACTCATTATAATTATAAGTTACTCTCTCAACTTTATCGCCTACTTCAAATAGAGATCCAAAACCTACATAAGAGTTATTTCTACTTTCAATTGCGTTACCAGAAACATTATAAAGGAATGTATTCTCTGGAGTCTGTGCAGAGAATGCTTCTGTTGCGCCAGTGAATTCAAACAGTGATCCAGATCCAATCTTAGTAAATACTTGAATCCAACGATCATCAGAGTTACCACTAACTTTGAATAGACCAAATGGATATGTAATATCAAGATTAATTATCGCACCATAATCAATTTCACCACCAGACGATACTTTGGTAATTAATCCATAATCATTAGTTAATCCTGATGCAGTAATAAGACCATAATCAAGTTCATCATAATCAGATACTGATGAAGAATTATAAGAGAACGTTGCTTTTTCAACTCTGTCACCAATATGGAACAGAGATCCAAAACCTACATAAGAGTTATTTCTACTCTCAATTGCGTTACCAGAAACATTATAAAGGAATGTATTCTCTGGAATCCTTGCGGAGAATGACTCAGTGAGACCATTAAATTCAAACAGTGATCCAGATCCAACCTTAGTAAATACTTGAATCCAACGATCATCAGAGTTACCGTTAACTTTGAATAGACCAAATGGATATGTGATATCAAGATTAATTACATTACCATAATTAACCTCTCCACCAAAAGTAGACTGAGTAATCTGACCCAGATCAATAGGTGTTCCTGACGCAGTAATAAGACCATAATCAAGTTCATCATAATCAGATACTGATGAAGAATTATAAGAGAATGTTCTTTTCTCAACTTTGTCGCCAATGTGGAACAGTGAACCTGAAGCAACATAAGATTTTGATTCAGATTGATTTGCAGAACCATCAACAAATAATCCACCAACTGATCTCCAATGTGGTCTAAATCTGACAAAGGTACGATCAGATTGAATATTGATTATTCCTTTTCCTTTGAAATTAAAGGAAGGTTTAAGTTCAGTAAATGCAGCACTACCAAATTTAAACAATACATTTACAGGATAATCATAATCATGTAAAGTAACTGAACCATAATCAATTTCGCCGCCATCAGTTACTTGATTAATTAAACCGTAATCAATAGTAGAACCAGAAGTAGTGACTAATCCATAATCTACTTCGGGTTCATATACAACTATAGATGAAGTATTATAGGAGAATGTCGCTCTTTCAATTCTATCCCCAACATGGAATAGAGATCCAAAACCTACATAAGAGTTATTTTTACTTTCAACCGCACCACCACCAGAAATACTATAAAGAAGTGTATTCTCTGGAATCTGTGCAGAGAATGCTTCTGTTGCGCCATTGAATTCAAAGAGAGATCCAGATCCAACTTTGGTGAACACTTGGATCCAGCGATCATCAGAGTTACCGCTAACTTTGAACAGACCAAATGGATATGTAATATTAAGATCAATTACATTACCATAATTAATCTCTCCCCCAGAAGCAGACTGGGTAATTTGACCAAGATCAACAGGTGTTCCTGATGCAGTAATAAGACCATAATCAGATGCATCATAATCAGATACTGATGAAGAATTATAAGAGAATGTTGCTTTTTCAACTCTGTCGCCAATGTGGAACAGCGATCCAGATCCAACATATTTTTCTGTATTCTTTTCGTCTGCAGAACCAGTAATTCTTACATTTAAATTGCCCCGCCATGCATCACTTTGACGAATAGAATGATAACCAGCAAATTGAATTCCACCTCTTCCTCTATAAGGACCACGAATAAATTGTCCTATACCCTCTCCAGAGAAGTTATAAAGGACATTGAGAGGATAAACAATATCAAGATTAACTATGCTTGAATAATCAATTACAGCAGTATTATCTTCATTTACATGACCAAGATCTACAGAAGTTCCTGATGTGGTTATAGTTCCATAGTTTTCTGTATTGAAATATTCAATGGAAGTAGAATTATAATCATATGTTACACTCTCAACTTTATCGCCAATACTGAACAATCTTCCCTTACCAATGTAAGGTCTAGAGAAAGCATCTGGAATAATTCTGTTAGAAACAATAAATTCTCCATATCCTCTCCACCAAGGAATAAATCTTGTATCAGTAGGAGATGGTTGATGATGAACTTTAAAACCACCAGAACCAGTTTGTGCAAAAATTGGTTTGTACTGAACAGTTGCGTTACCAGTAAATGTGAATAATGGATTAGTAGCATACTCAGTTAAACCAGTGTTGATAAATCCATAATTAATTTCACCTTGATTTACTACTTGATTGATCAAGCCATGGTCAATTGTAGATCCAGAAGTAGTAACTAATCCATAATCAGATTCTGAATATTCAACTATTGCAGATGAGTTATATGCATATGTTGCTCTTTCAATTCTATCACCAACATGGAATAGAGATCCAAAACCAATAAATGGTCTAGTAAATGAATTATGTCCCGTTCCTCTGAGTTCAAATAAATATGTTGATTTATAAGATGATTGTTTAGATTCTGATAAACCTTTAAATGCAAATAGATTGCCAGAACCCGAATATTTTCCGTAAATAAATCTTTCTGTTTTAGATCCATTGATATTCAGAGAACCAAAAGCATAATTAGTTTGAGAAGAAGTTACGTCACCGTAATTAATATCGCCAACATTAGTTTGAGTTACAGTACCATAATCTTGTGTGGTTGTGGTTGATCCTAATGATCCATAATTAGTTTCACTGTAAACACTTACAGAAGATGTATTATAGTCAAAGGTTACATTCTCAGTTGATCCTGTAAATGAATACAGTGAACCAAATCCATTATATGGTGCTTTGCTAAATTTATTTTGTACTGTTCCAGAAATTTTAAATAAATCAGTGCTTGTGATTTTATAAATCTGTGGCGTTGGTTCTTGCAATGCAGTAACTGCAGAACCAGAAAGTGATATTGATCCTTGTGATTGATGACCAAAAGATCTCAGGAGATTACTAAATCCTCCTTGTGAAACAAGAGTTCCATATGGATATATTGTTTGAGTATTAAATGTATATCCATATATTATTGATCCTCCAGAATTAATAATATATCCATAATCAATAGTAGAACCTGAGGTAGTTATAGATCCTGAATCTAAAATATTGAAATATGAAATAGAAAATTCATTATAAGTAAATAACACATTTTCATTTGCTTTATCAGATATTCCAAAATTAATAAATCCATCATAAGTTTTTCTGACAAACGCTTCATTTGCAGAACCACGTACTCGTATATTATCCTTAGTTTTTACTAAGTAAATTTGTGGTGTTGGTTCGTTGAATATTACAGATGCTGAACCAGAAACACCAATAATGCCTGAAGATTGATGCCCAAATGCAAGAGTAAGATTTGAGAAATTACCATTAAACGAGAACAGTCCATAAGGATATGTAATGTCGGTTATTACAATAGATCCTTGATCTATTTCGCCAGATGTAACTTCTGTAATTTGTCCATAATTACTAGAAGTATTGTTTGTAGAGGAAACACTTCCATAGTCACCCGAAGAAAATACAGCAATTGCTGAGTTGTTATATTGATAAACCGCTGACGATGCAGCACTTCCTGATACTCGGAGCGGTCCTGAGGATCCAACCCAAGGTGCAACAATTCTTTCTTGACCCCCAGCAATTTCAAACAGACTACCTGAACCAACCCAAGCAGATCTTAGTTTTACTTTATAAGTACCGTCAAGTTTTATTTGAGGTTGAGCAGCAACAAATTTAACAGATGCAGAGACTTTTGTTGCATTTGAAATATTTAAACCACCGAAAGGATATGTAGTTTCGGTAAATACTATAAATCCATAACTTGGCTCAATAGCGTAATCACTAACAATATAATCATTTGTTACGATAAAATCTGCAGAGGGTTCTAACTCACTATAAACTGTACCATCATCCACTAATGATGTTGGAGTATCACCTATACTTCCTAAATCTTGAGTGGTATAATAGTTTATAGAGGTTGAGTTGTATTGGAATGTGTTCATCCAGACCCTCTACAATAAAAAGGGGGATAAAAGAATCCCCCAGAAAATCATAATGTAAAGTATATAGTTAAAATATCAGTCAAGGCTAACATTCAGAGTAATCTTAATTTGGTCACCCTGGTTTTGAATTGGGTATGGACCATTAGTGAATCTTTCAGCAAACATGATGCTGCTGTAAAGAGTTGCAGCTCCAAGACCATCAAGTGCAGGAGTAAGATTGAACTCGTTTGCACTAGGGACTGAGAATACAGTATATGTTCCTGCAGTGGTTGTAGTATTACCAGCAGCACGAGCGATGTAAATAACATCACCAGCAACAAGACCATGTGCAGTTGCAGTTACTTTGGAGAACTCCAGAGTGATGGATGAGTCAGTTGCAACCTGAACGTTATCAGTTAATGCATTACTAAGGTGAATAATTCTTTGCAGAAGATCAATACCGATGATCTTAGTTCCAGCTGGTACAGCGTTGTTGCCGCCAACTACTTGACCTACCGTAATGTCATCCATAATTGATGCTACGTTAGGCAGAGTAATGTAACTATTTCCGATAACGCCGATACAAGGATTAGTATTATCACCTTTATTCAGAACTGTTCCAGCAGCAATAGTTGCGCCACCCTCATAACCATGGAGTGCCACAGGCATATTGTTTGCTCTTACCAGATAATAACCATAAACATTACCAGCAGCGCCTTGGAATGTGAAAGTTTGTTCTGGATAAGTAGCAGTAGTAACTCCACCAGCGAAGTTAATTACACCACTTACTGCACCAGAATTTTTAACCGTAAGAATTATAGTATTACCAGAAACTCTTGATACTTTAGCGCCAGCTGCGATACCAGTACCAGTAACAGTGTTACCAACACTGACAGTTCCTGAGAGACCTGATACTGTGATTTCGTATGAATCCTGTGCGCCACTTGAATTAGTTGTAGTAGCTACTGGATCTGAAGCAGTTGTGATCGCCCAACGCGAACCATTGAGCAGAATACCATATTGTCCAGCATAGTTCTGATCCGCACGATTATTGATAACTGATGGATAACCTGTATTTGGTGCAGTGCCATAAGTGTTTTGATTACCATCAGCATATGGCTCGTAATAAGCAGTTGCCGAAGGAACATCTGCTTCGTCTGGTGTGGTGTTTGACGTAAAAAGTTTCAGAATTAAATTTCTTGGGATATTATGAGTAGAATTCAACAGATAACGAAGTGATTCTACCTCACCAATATTAGGTACTAAAAGTGCCATTTAAATGTTCCTCCAGGGATTTCTGTTTTTTTAAATATCTAGTTATATTTATAATTTTACTTTCAAAGCAATAGAGAATTTATTGATGACAGTACTGGTATTTATAACTTCATAGTTTAAAATATCACCAGCATTTAATGTTCTATTCCATCCCGTTAAAATATCATCAGTATTTTTATTCTGACTACTTAAAGTAGGTCTATTTGATCCGCATATACTAACAAGATTAGGATAATCATTAAAAGAGCATTTTTTTATATCAACAACTAAATTTCCTATTTTATCCGCAACAATTAACCATGATTGAATTGTACCAGTAACATCAATTGATAGAGATCCTTTGTCGCCAATAGTCATAGGCAAAGAACCATAATCAACAACAAAATTAATAGTTCGGGTTAAGTCTGCAGTGTTTGCCATACCAATACCAAAAAATTGTGTATTGCAAGGCGCTGTAGCAAAAGTAATAGTACTACCAGAAATAGAATATCCTACTCCTGGTTGTAAAATAACATTATTAACAGATATAATTAACTGTTGATCATTCAGGGGAAAATATGGAACTCCATTTACTTTTATGTCAAAAGTTTTTCGTACACAGTCAAACTGAGCTGAAATATTATCTAAAAGTAAATTTTGATATTGAATGCCTTTTGATGGTGGTTCATAATTAAGTCCAACTTTATATAAATCGGGACTTGCTTGAACTACATTATAATTTGTAGGGTTTAGCGTTACCTGATAATTTGACACTATGTTACTCCTGGTGTTACAGTTGCAATTCCTTCAATTACTCTTGTTTTTACTCCACTAGGAGATGTCAAAATAATATCATAAACATATCTTTTAGGACTGAGCGTAGTGGTTACACTAGCAGGTAACGATAATGTAATAACTCCTTCTGGTCTGTTAGTGAATGAAACACTTAACGGAACTGAAGTAGAAGTATAATAACTCTTCTTCATTTTACTTTCAGCGGTAAAACCGAGAAGATTGAGATATGAATTATCTGCAGTCTTAATCGTAAAGGTCGCTGAAAAATCAGACCCCTGCTCTATTACTATGTTAATCGTTATAGCAGACATGTAATAAAAAAACCTTCCTTGTTATTTATAAAGAAGGTCTGTATTTATCACTCTTCTGGGGATTCTTCCTGAGGCGGTTCGCCATTCTCAAGAATAGTTAATGCTTCAAGTGCCCCTTTAAGTTTCAGTGCTAATTCACGTTTAGCATTGAGTTGAGATTCAAGATTTTTGATTTCATCAACCACTGTACTAAATTGATTAGTAAAATTTTCTTCAAGTTCTTTAGCGTTCATTTTTAGTCTCCTAAATTAGTTAAATAACCAAGCATTTTGTTGGCAATTACATCCCAAGTATATCTGGGATCGCTTGCCATAGTAGAACATGCTTTTGCTTTTTCAGCATAATACTTTTTATCTGAATATAATTTATTCAGTTTTTCAACAACACTATCAACAGATACATATGCTCTGTCAATACCATAGTTGACATCTTTACCCATGAAAATAATTTCAGCAAGTTCACCGCAATTAGCAAAAAGTTCAGCACTTGCTGCATAATCGGGAAGAACTTGTGGGCACCCAGTTGCTGCCATTTCAAATGGCACCAGACCCCATCCTTCACCCTCTGAAGTATTTACTCCAACATCACATGAATTATAAATGACGTTCAAGACTTGTGGAGTAATTGTATTTTTTTCTGGTGTCATTTCTAACCCAGAAAGATATAATTTTCCCTGAGGATCAAGACCATTCCTTTCCATCTCAACATTGAACAGTGGAATAATATCCCATCCACAATCTTTAGTCCCCATATGGAGATATAACTTTGCATTTGGTTTGCCAACTGCAAACTTGGCAAATGCTATAATAGTCAAATCAATTCTTTTACGAGGTTGGTTTCTATTGCCATTAAAGACAATAAAATCATCCTTTTTCATTTGACCAATCAATTCTCTACATTCCTGTTTATTCTTTCTGAAAAAAATGTCAGTATCAACACCATGCTCTAGTGTTTCAATACGTCCAGTATATCCAGCATCTTTCATTACTTGTTTGCCGAAATCAGTATAAGTAATTGAAAGATCAAAATCATTTAAGAATGAAACAACAGAAGGGAACCATCCTCCGCCATCAATAGGGAAGTACGCTACAAATTTAAAATCATCAGTCTCTTTATATTTTTTTAGAATATCCCAATAAAATTTAATAATCCAAACATCATTGAAAGCAACAATAATGTCAGGTTTAATTTCATTATAAAGTTCGTCAATATAATTGAAACCATAGGGATCTTGGGAACCACCCTTCTTTGATGCTTGGTAAATCTTAAAGTCAAAGGTATGTACTTGCCCAAAATAGTTGATACCCATAACATGAGTATCAAATTCTTTATGAATCCTTGTCAGGATAGATTCAGAAACTCTACCAAATCCACTCGGAATAACACAATCACCAATCCACAATAATTTTTTCTTTCTCATAGAAATGACAATTTTTCATAAACATCATACTATAATTTATAAGGGTTGTCAAGGACTATTATGAAATGCTTCCTCCAATCGTACCATTAGCATTAAATACTGTGACAACAGCAGTTCCAGTATTTGCTGATAAAGTTACAGATGTTTGACTTGTGCCACCTGCATCACCTTTTGAAAGGTTTACTGCCGAAAACCCTGTAGTTGTTGTACTTGCAGTAATATTAATTTGCTTTGTTGAAGAATTAGTATTTCTTAAATAAATTTGAATCATTCTGCCTGCAGTAAGGTTACTAATATTAATAGTTCTTGTTGAACTGCTAGCACTTTGAACATATGCATAATATGACGTAGTTGCAGAATCTACAGTTGCATCTGCATCACTTGTTGAACTTGAGTTTCCGTAGGTTGCACCATTAACTACTGGAGCGGTTAACGTTTTAGTTGTCAGTGTTTGTGTATCATCAATTGTTACAATATCACCAGCAGTTGTTCCTCCAGGAGTTCTGCCAAGAACCGCAGTAGATGAAAGAACTGTAGTTCCAGCAATCTGATATGTCTTCCCTGTTGCAATATTTAAGTTTTCTGTTGATGACCAACGAGTTCCAGTGTTTGAATAAGTGAAAGTAATACCAGTTGTTCCGAGTGTAATACCAGCACCATCTACTGCTGCAGAAGTCGTTGCACCATCAGCAAGAACAATATTAACATCATCAATGCTTAATACTGTTGAATTAATTGTTGTTGTAGATCCATTAACAACTAGATCTCCCGAAAGAGTTAATCCCGAAGCAACAATATCTCCAGATACTGTAATACCAGTAGAAGTAGTCTCTAGTTTTTTAGAATTATCATAATAAAGTTCTACAGAACCATCAGGTACTGCTTTCAGAAAATAATCACTACTTGCATAAGATCTTAGTGCCAGTTGATCTCCATTCGTTTGAATATAAAGACCACCAGTTCCTTGATCGTTGATATAAGAAACTGATCCATCATGATATAGTGCTAAATCACTACCATCACCCAAAATAATACTATCATTATCACCAAAATAAGCATTGCTTGCAAAATTTACATTTTTATGGAAAATAACTTTTTCGGCAGTAACAGTAGTTTGTATACTTAAATAATCATTAGATCCTTCTTTAATTGTTAATGCAGGATTTAAATTATCCTTTACTGATATAGTAACACCTTGATTAGATAAATCAAGAGTTGAACCCTTTACCTTAAAAGAATTATTGATTATAGTGGTGCCAGTTCCTGTTGCCGCTCCGATTCTTACATCACCGTTGTTGATTAACAGATCAAACGTATTTTCACTTGAAAGTATTTCACCACCATTAACGTTCAAGTCTCCCACAAGAATTGTGTCATTACTGTAAATTGTAAAGTTACTATTACTTCCTGGAACACCACTTAAGGTTGTTCCCATATGAACATTAGAAGCGTTCCCAAAAGCATAAACCGTGGTGGGAACAGTGTTAAAAAGATCTTGTATTAACTGTGTTCCTTCTATAAAAGGATTTCTTAAAGTCAGTGTACCATTTGTTGCACCGATTCTAATACTAGTCGCTGCTCCAAATGCTTCAACTGTAGTTGCATAATCATCAAAGAAATCAACAGTTGTTACACCAGAACTTACTGAGATAGTTCCAGTATCGCTTGTTAAAGTTCCTGCAATTGTAGCATCCTCATCTACTTGTAACGTATCAACTTGAGCAATCCCATCAATATAAATGTCTCTCCATTCTTGTGTTGAACTACCTAAATCATAGGTGTCATCTAAATTTGGGAGAGCGTTTGAATTTAAATCAGCATTAAAAACAATATTATCAGTATTTAAATCCCCAAAGATAATACTACCAGCACTGCTATTACCAGCTCTAAATGTAATATCTCCTTCTACTGTAAGACCACTGGCAACATAGAGACTTTTGCTAACACCAAGAGTATTTGAATCTACTTTATAAAGACCTAAATCAGTTGTACTATCAAAAGATAAACTCGGTGCATTTAATGTGCCGTCTTCAAGTTGAATGGTTTGTCCTGAAAGAGTTACAAAACCAGCAACTACCTGATTAATTGAAGTAGATAATACTTTTGATGGTGTTACTAAAAGTGCAGCATCGCCTATATCAGTGCCGATGAGGTTAATCATCTGACGCTGTTGTTCAAAAGTATTGCTTATTAAAACTTCTCTAATTGCCATTTGTAAGTTTCTTTAATAGTTGCTTGATTTCATCAAGTTCTTGCTTCAAAGTATTTATCTCATTATTCATATTGTCGCGGTTTGCTTTTGCTTTCATATAATGTTCATACTCATCACGATTAGAGTTGATCACAGCACCACTATTTGTATCTCTATAAAGATTGCTGTGACCCTCTACTTTAAGTTTATCTATCATGAGTGTGCAATTACGCGAAGATCTTCAAGACGAGGAGCAAGTGCTGGATTTGATCCGACAAATACAATTTTGATTGCAAAAGAACCGAATGGACTTAAGTTATTTGCAGTATACTTATATTCAATGTAAGAATCTAAATCTTCAGAACTTGATGAGAAAGCTCTTAGATTAGATGGAGTAATTGACGCAGTATTATCGGAATAACCAGTTTGATTAAAATATGTCCAATTTATCTTATTGAAATCTTCAGAACTTCCATCAGGTCTTAATTTATACATAACCTTGATATCTCTGTTGTTAAAAAGATTTGCAGTTATCTTACAATCAAGAGATGTAGCTGGAGCATCAAGGGTGATCTCTTTAGTCACATACTTAGAAACTGATGAACTTCCATAAGAGTTTGTCTCAGGAACAAATAAGAATCCTCCAGTATCAGAAACACTAGAAACTGTTCTACCAGTAACTGGAACTGTTCCTGCGTCTGTATCATTAACAATATCACCAGATACAAATGGATTTGGTGATGTTAATTTAATTTTCAGTGAACCAGTTCCAGAATCCCAACCAATAATTTGACCACTCTTAAGAGTTACTGTAGTAGAATTAGCAACAACAGATCCTTGAGTTACAGGATTATTTCCTACAAAATCACCAACAATATCAATCACTTTGATCTTGCGATTAATAGAGTCTACACTTACAATTTGTCCAGATGCACCACTGACTGCTTGTGTTAGTCTCGTATTACTATCAACAGTATTAGTAAATGATCCTCCACTAATATTGCTATAATCAATAATAACACTCCTAACAAATTTTGCAATATTTGTGATAGTATATGCAGAACTAGTTGGTACTATTAAAGTTTGTGATTTAGTACCAAAACGATCTTCACTACCTGTGGGGGCATCAATTCTAGATCCAATAGTGATTACATTCGCTCTATTTACATCTAAAACAGGAGATACATTATCTTTTGTTGTTTCCAGGGAAACAAAATACGATAATGATGATTTTCTATTCAATAAATTTGGATTAGCACGATAAACTTCATTTACTCTTGAAGCAATTACTCTACTGTCTTCAAAATAATAATTATCATTTGAAGTAACAGTAACAGGTAATGCTAAAGTATATTCGTTCGTTGTTCTAGAATCAACTGATTTACCATATGCAGTTTCAATTGTAGTTGAGACATTTGAAGATGGGAATGATACTATAGAAATTTGTGATTGCAGAATTTCATATACTTTATTAGTTGTTGCAAAAACATTATTTCCACCACCACCACCAGCACCAGTCATGGCTGGATTAGCAGTATTCCAAAGAGTAGAATCAATTTGAATGCAATATGTATCATAACCAACATTACTTACTGAATGTAATCCATTAATTAAGGATACTGGAATTCCAAAAATATTTTCTGGAGTTCCAATACCAGAAACATTAGATAATACTACAACGTCACCTTCTTTCATTCCATGATTTGGTTGTGTTACTCTAATTACTTTTTGATTTGCACCAAACAGTGAAGAAGTGCCAAGAGTATTATCTACTTGTATTGGGTTAATAGGAAGTTTTACAGATCCTATTACATCATTTGTTAATTGAATTGTAGATGTAGTAGAAGTATTAAATACACATCTATTGATATTAAACTTGAGATCTTCAATTTCATCTTCAACCCAAGCAGATGAATTTTGAGACTTGAATAAAGACCCAACGTTTGGTTGGTTAGATGATACAATAATACTATTAAGAAGTGGACTTCCTACTCGTGAACTATAAAGTTTATAGTCAGAACTTGGCGTAGAAACAACGAAAGCATAAGTTGCATTGTTTTCAAGATAAACTGGTGATTTAAACTTGAAGGTAGTTTTTACACTAGCATCTGTTGAAGTAGCAACACCCATTTTCACAGCTGGGTTAGTGATTCTTAAAATAGATTCAGCAGTTGCAAGACCATCACCACCAATAATTGTTACAGTAGGTGGTGTATAATATCCAGAACCAGAGTTTGTAATATTAATTTCATAAATTTTTCCACCATAAATTTTTGGTGATGCTGTAGCAACAGACCCAAATGTTCCGCCATTATCACCATTAATTGTTACTGTAGTCGCGCCTGATACTGTAGAATAACTAGAACCAAAAGTATTAACTTTAATAGATTCAATAATTCCAGAATCTTGATCTATAAAGAAAGAAGTAGATGTTATAGCAGGTGATCTGTTGACAACAAATTCTTCACCAGCAATGAAAGAAACACCATTATGATTTGAAAGTATTAGATTATATCTAGTATTTGCTGAAGAAACAATAGACTGTTTCTTAATAACACCAGTAGCACCAGAAGTTTTTCCAGTTATAGTTTCACCAACAAAGAGAGTTATTCCTTGTGGAATAGTCGTTGAAATCTTTATTCTAAGGATAGTATCAGAATTCAATGAAACTTCACTAAATGGTAAAATATTTCTAGTAGGAATTCCTCCATTGGTTTCTACTAAGTAGAGAGATACAGGACGTTCAGTGTCTGCGTTAGTTGGATTTAATTTATTTTGGAAATAAAGATTAACACTAGAAAGGAAGACTCCTTCATCAAAACCTGTTACGGCAAAAGTTTGTGCCAGAGGATCTAGAAGACCAGATTGGTTAATATTTACTTGAGAACTTCCGATAAGTTGGACTGTATCTGAATTTAGTACAGATCTTCTGCTGATAGATGTAAATCTACTAGAACCTAAAGAAGTTTCTACCAAACCAGCAGCACGATATTCTGTTTCTGCAAATGTAGAAACTTTAGTATTATCGTTAGAGTTTATTGAACTTGACGTTAATCTGAAAGACTTACTACCACAAACAAATCTTCTTTGATTTCCAGATGTCTGGAAGAATGTTTCAACTGAGGAGTTTAAATCAAATGTCTTTTTGCCTAAAACAGGTGCATATCCAGTAGGAATTAAAAACTGTCCGCTTATATTACCATTTATATCAGTAATAATAGAAGTTCCAAAACCTTTTTCTGCATATCCAGCAATTCCAGTGAATGGAGTAGTTATATTAGTAACATCATCTGGGTTTATCCACGACGAAACATCAATGCCGTCAAAGAATGCATATAATCTAGTTTCTGGTTCTAATCCTCTAGCAACAAACTTAACTACATTTCGGCGCATATATGGATTATATGCTGTAGATAAAACTCTGTCGTTTGCAGATACAGTCGCTGCCCCATATGGGGTCAATCTATTCTGAGTTCCATTTCTAGTTCTAGTCCTTGTTTTTCCTTTGAGAACTGAGGTAGAATTATTACTGATAGAATTGAATTGAGAACCTGAGGTTGAATTGCTCAAAGAATAATTAGCAGATCCAGTCCAAGCAAACTGCCATTCATTCCAAATAGTTCCCCATGAACCAGGAATATTATTTTGAATGGTATCAAAAATTGAATTTTCATTTACAATCAATTCTGGTGCAATGGTAGTATCTTTCCATTCATCAATATTTGGTTCTAATGTTACTATCCCACCAAATTTTGCTGCTCTTCCAGGATTAATTGTAATCGTGGTTGAAGCATGTGGGTTATTAATAGTAGACTGTTCTGTGAATGGAAGAGTAATTAATTCACCAGTTTTCTTATATCCACTTGCAGATCTTTGTAAATCATTAGTATTTTTTTCAATTAATTTTGTTTGAGATGCATAGTAACTTGGTCTTGCAACTCCTGTTTGCATATCAATAGAACATGAGTAATCAATTGAATTAGTATTGCCAATATTATGACCTTCAAAATTATCTACTAAAATACCATTCTTAAATCTTTCATTTCCAAATTCATCACGAACTTGGGTGTTAAATGTATCTTGCTCAAGAAGACTTAATACAGTATAGTATTCAAGTTTTTCAATCCTCTTTTCAAGTTTACCAATATCACGCATTGTATAGCGACGATTATCAATGCTCTTGGTTTTGATATCAAAAATATTAAAAGTATATGCAGGAATATTGAAATAGTATAAAAGCATTCCATCTGAAATTTCAGAAGGTACTTGAGGATTCAGTGAAGGTGTTCCTTTAGATACAGTAAATGAACCATCTTTAGTGAGATATAAAGCATCAATTCTATTCAGATAAAATCTATATCCAGTATCATATGAAGTTCCAAATAAAGGAATTGCTGGAGAAGCAGAACCAACACCATTGAACTTGAGGGCATCAGTAGTTTTCTTATCACTATATCCTGGAAGAACAGTTTCAGTATCAAGTCCAGTGTAGTCTGAAACTCTAGGTCTGAAATCAACTACATCTCTCAGAGAAATTTCTCCATATACAGATGAAGTAAATGAAGGTATATTTTTATAATTAATGTTCGTATAAGAATCTACAGTAAAGTAATCACCAGTATTTGTATTACCAATATGTCTAAAGTAATCATACACTACTAAAAGTTTATTGGTAGGAATTTGAGCATCTGGTTTTCTAATAATTCTTGCTAAATCATAATGAGTATCTCTTTGACCACCATCAAAAATAAATCTATCAGTTACATTAGTATCATTTTTAGTGGCATCAGCTCCACTGGAAGACATGTATATTGCTTGTAATGTATAACCATCTGCATATTGTAGAGGAATAACTGGATCAGAAAATCCTGTCGCTACTTGATATTCTTGTGAATATACTAATACTTTAGTTTTTGGTATAGTATCACTTTTGTTAACAGGAGCAATTAACTTAAATGGTGCCGAAGCAAATGATCCAGTTAATGTAATAGTAAGAGATTTATTGCTATTTGAATACGAAACTACGCCAGATCCTGATATATCAATTAAGTTACCATTAGATGGATTGCTAAGAATATAATTATCAGATGAATAATTTAAGAAACTTTCATTAGTACCTACAGTTACAGTAAATGCTCCTGATGCATCAAAATTACCAATGAATTCTTTCTGAACAGTATAATTGATATTTGTATTATTAGGATTAAGAATTGTAGTTTGTACATTCTTATTTGGTAAAGGAAGTAATAAGGAATTGCCTGTCAGACCATTCAGTTTTGTTCTGACTCTTGAAATAACTTTACCTGTAAATGAACTTAAGATTAGACCATAAACATAAATTCTGCTGGTAAAACCTGAACCCTCTCTTACAGCAAATCTTACTAAGTATTTTCTAGTAATACCAGCGTTATCTGTAACTTCAATAATATCACCTTTACTTAAGTCTAGATCAGGACGTGAGGCTAAATTATCAGCACTAATATAGTATGATCCTTCTACTGCATTAAATGTTGCGCCGTTAGCAACATTGAATATATCCTGTTTAGATGTAATATCACCAGCAAATGGATTCCCCGTAGTAGAACCATAAAAACTTTTAATATATGAAGCATCATAAGAAATAACGTTATTTTTATTCAGAATAGCTTCAAATGCACACCCATTTCCTCCATAATTACTAGTAACAGTCACTACAGGAGATGAATTATAATTACCTAAAGATAAACGAGCTGCGTTAGTTATTCTAATAGATCTTAATTCACCGTTCGTTATAGTAATATTAGATGCTTGAATAATAGAAGTTACATCAGTACCACCAATTGATATAGTTAGACTACTAGCAGTAGTATAACCACTTCCAAATGATTTTGGTTTTAAATATGCAATAGTGCTATCTTCTTCAATAATATTGTATGGAGTAGAAGTGCCATCCAGTTCAGACAATATAGTTTCATTATCCTGAAAAATTCCATTAACACGAGATAATACTACTTCATTTGTATCTGATAAAATTTGTTCAACAATACCCTCTGCTCCACTAGATTGTCCTGTAACGAATTTTCCTACGCTAAAGTTTACAGGATTTTTGCATAATACTTTAGTATAATACTCAGTACCAAAAAGACCTAATTTATATAATGATGATGTTTTATCGTAAATATTAGCATTTGAATTGCCAGTTAAAAATTTCAGATATTTTGTTTTTGAAATACCAATATATGATGTGGTAATTCTATCTGCATCCATCAGTGTTCCACTAACAGAACCCATAGTTATCGTTTGACCAATTATAAAATCAACACTGGATGGTTTTGTTACCAAAACAACTGCTTTAGTTTGTGAAGCATTTTGTTGATAAACTCTGACTTCACCGCTAATAGATCCAATAGAATATGGCGTATTTACTGCAACCTGACCAGATGAAGAAATGTTAGATACTGTTAAAATCCAGAATTTTTCACTTTCTGGTGAATCTGCGTTTAAGTTTGCTGTTGTATCACCATATAATACATCACTATGAGTATCATAAAGTTTAATTTCTTGATATGGATTAGTACTTAATAATCCAGAACCAGTTAAGTTTTGAGTTTTACCTTCAATATCAGGAAAAGAATATAGATTTTTTACTGTATAATTAGAACCTTCTAAAGGTGATATGAAAATATTTTCTTGAGTTTCTGTATCTCTTGCCTTGTCAACTACAATATATTTTGTAGAGGTTGTTTCTATTTCATATCCTCTAACATATGCTTTTCCAGGATTTAATGAAATGGCAAATTTATTTTCATCACCACCTTGTTGAGTAGTATAAAGTCCATTGTTTGATCCATTATTTAAATGTTCTTGCAGATTTATTGTAAAGTCTCTTACAATATAATCTCCAGATTCATCCTGGGTTCTTCTAGCAAGAATGGCGAGAATATCATTAACACTAAAATTAAGATTTCCAATTGGGGTTGTAATTTGACTATTACCACCAATAATGACCATTAACTGAACAAAATCTTTTTGATCAGGACTTGAAATATCTCTTTTTACCAATGAAACAGTGATCTTTAATCTATGTGATCCAGGAGCACTAAAATTTGAATATCCCTGAGCATTATCAAGAAGAGAAAGATCTTCTTCTGAAGTTACCAACTGTTCATTTATAACAAAACCAACTTTGTATGAAGGAGTATTGCTATATTTGTCTAATATTACTGTTTCAGTATTATTTCTTACTAATGTGCCGTTTATGAAATAAACTCCTTCTTTTACAGTTACCGCAGATCCAAATCCCATGGCTGGACTTGATGTTGGTTTTACATTACCAGTAATACCAACAATTGCTGTCGGTGATCCAGGAGAATTTGCAATAATCGTTTCGCCTTCTGCAAATGTTTTTTGAACATTTGAAGTTCCGCTGTTTTCATATTTGACAAATAATGTTGCTGAATCTGTATCAGTAAAAGCAGTAGCATCTATGACTGTTGCAACAATTCCAGTAGTTGCACCAGTCATTTTTTTACCAATGTAATCAGTAATTTGTAAATTATTGGTAAAAGAACTTACTTTAACATAAGAATATTGACTATCAAAAATAATTTCCCCAGGTACTACTACAGAACCTTGCTTAAACTTTGATTTAGCAAGAGTTTCTATTTGAGTTTGTAATATTGATTGTAATGTAGTTAATTCTCTTGATTGGATTGAATATCCAGGTCTAAACAGAACCCTATAAAAATTTTTTAAGGGATCAAAATCATCAAAATATGGAGCTTTATTAAGATTCGTACTCTGGGGCATATTATTAAACTATTAATGAGTTTGATCTATGATATATATTAGAATTCTACAACTAGTTTAACATCTTCAATTTGATCAACTGCTCTTGAGACAGTTCTTCTATTTTCAACATAAAGAATATCACCTGTATATTTTTCAATTTCTGGTCTTGAATAACCAGTAGTAAAAGTCAAATTAGATACAGTTAAACTATAGGTAATATCTGGAGTTTCTGATGCTGTTGATGTAGCTCCAGTGATTGCATTTGCGCCAGAAAACTGAGGAAGAGAACCTCCCTGGGCTCCAGTTTGAATATGCTCATAGCTACTTTGATATACTTTTAAAATCTTAGTAGTAGGATCCCATGAAACTACTCTTCCTTTTGCATTAGTATTTGCTTGAGTAACGACTTCATCAAGGCTAAAAGATGCAGTAGTTGAACTTGGGAATTTGATTGAGGTAAGAGCACTATAAGTAGATGATGTAGCACTTACACCTGATGATTCTTTAGGATCTCTCACAATACCAATTCTTCTAAAATCAGTGTCAATTGGGAATTCAAAGTTTTCATCATACTGAACTCTGGAGTTAATCATAACTCTCTTAGTCCCAAGTTCTTTGTATATATTAAATCCATGGCCGCCAGGAGGTGGAATAATTACTTCAAGAACTGCACCAGATCCAGCTCCAATGCCAGAAATTTCGGTGGAGTTGACATTTACAGAGCCGAAAGTATACCCAGATCCGTTAGTCGTCACTGTAACACTAGTAACTGCACCACTAACAATAACAATAGTACACAATGCTTGAACACCACCAGTTATAGAAGTATAGTCTCCGCGAATAGGAACGTTAGTATATGTGCCGTCAGTATATCCACTACCAGCATTTTTAATAATTACTGTATCAATAGAACCATTGATTGCTGCTGTTTTTACGTCTGTACCATTCGCAGGATCGCCTGCAGCACCTGTTCCCCAAGTTGCTGGTACGGGAATATAGGATGTAGTGAAAAACTTGATAACATCGTCTGTACCGATGCTGTACATAAACTTCCACCTATAACCATCTGCAGTATTAAAAGTAGAAGTTCCTGTTCCAGTTGGTGCTACCGAAGAAGCAATACCATTTGGGTTTGCAACCGTAGAACCATTATAAATGCACTTGTAAACTTTATAGTTATGTACTACATAAAATTTTGCATTATATAAATTTGTAGCATTTTGCCCTGATGAAACTGCTCTATAATCAACACTATAATTAGGACGGTACATATCATAAATTTGTCCCGAAGTCCAATTATAACGAGGAATTACAAGTCTCACATCAGAGGATTGAATTCTCTTAAGAGAAATCATATCATCAAAGGTTTCTCTTTCATAATCAAAATTATCAATAGGTGTTGGGGGATTATTTTCGTTTGGAGTAGCAAGATATGAAGCACTATGTTGACTGCCCGCAGGTTGTCCTACATATGCTGTTGCGCCAGGCGCCGCCGCAGTATCCCAATTTTGGGGTCTGCCCATGAAAAAGTACATATTTGTAGCAGCAGTTTCACTAAAAGCTTCTTCAAACTGCTGTGCATTATGAATTCTAAACTGTTCAGAAATAAGTGCTGGCATTTTTATTTAATCTTTAGAAATTTCTGTGTTATTTATATTTATCATCCTCGCCAAGCAAGTCTCATATAATCACCTTGATTATGAGATGTTGAAGATGTATTGAGTACACCACGCTGGCAATTCAATAATTGACCGCTAAAGATAGATGAATAGAAAATGGTTTCATCACCAAATTCAATATATCCTGAAGGAGGCAAATTATAAGTATTTCCACTAATTAAAATAGTTTGATCAAGATCAGTAATTCCAGAGGCAAGAGTTAATCCAAAACTGATATAAGAATCTTCACCGTAATTAATAATTATATTATCGCTAGCGCCAGTAGTACTCCCAGGTCTATTTACAAAATCAGCAATAGTTAAATTAGGTGCATAACGAGAAACATTTTCAATATTTACATTTGTTCCCAAATAAGAAGATAAAGGATCATTAATATTCAATGGTTCATACTTAAATTTATTTTCTTCAAATGTATTCAAGACATAGGCTAATGCTGGTCGTGAAACATCACGATTTGTTCTATTTTCTGTTTCAATAGTTGTAACTTTTGTGCTACTGATACTTGTTTGTATCACAGGAATTTCATATTTTTCTTCGCTTCCAATTGCAGTGCTTCCAGTTAATCCAGCAGAAGTAAGTAATGCAATACCATCATTTGCTTTCATATCTATTATTATATCTTTAAAGTCATAAACTGGTTTCTTTCTGATTAATTCATATCGTTTAGCAAAAATAATTTCTGGTGCTGTTGTATAACCAGATCCAGGATTTGTAATAGTTACCGATACCACACGACCATTTTGAATTGTAGAATACGCTTCTGCACCTGTTCCTGGATTACCACATGCTGGTTTGAATAAAACTATAGGTGCTGTTTCATATTCCATACCACCATTATTGACATCAATTCTTGTAATTAGGTTATTATAAACTGATGGAATAGAAACAGTTCCTGAAATTGAAGTAGTTCCGCTTACTGAAACTGGATTAGCACCAGATACAGCGACTCCAGAAACTACTGCAGTTGCAACAGCATTTTTACCCTTAATATATGAGTTATCGGTATAAACAAAAGCAGTATAAAGTAAATCATCTCCTTGTTCCAAAACATTTTGTTCTATAGAAATAAGTTCTTTAGGTGTTTCGCCTTGGATTTTAATTAAATCTCCTGGTTTGAGATATTCATAAGTCTGATTAACTTTTTTCAAATATCTACATCCATCTATAGTATTTTCACCAATATAATGGATATCCTCAAAAACTTTACCATTCCATATAGAGATAGTTTTATCAAATGTTTTTCCGTAGAAATATAATAAATTACACTTTTTACCCTTGGTAGGAGCTTCCTTGAATGTCAGAATATTATCTGATATAGTATAAGTGTCATTTTCATTTTGAGGAACACCATCAAGAAGTATTAATAATTGATGAACATCAGGAAGTTTTATAATATCATCCTGATATTTCAGTTCAAAAACAGTTTGCCTGTCATTAAATTGATCTGAAATATTATTAAGCATTTTGTACTTACTAAAAGAGTATCCAAAGAAATTACGACTTGCATCAAAAGATTCATAAAAAACTATTTTATTTGGATAAACCGATCTATTAATAATATAACTTTCTCCATAAATTTGCAGAACGCCATCAACAAATATCAAGAGATTTTCATCTTGCTCTGTAACAAGATTTGCTCCATCTAGTTTATAAAGATTAAATTCTTTGGTGACTCCATCAAATAAAATATTCTTCAATTTATAAGAATACCTAATGTCATCAGAAGAATTAGTCAACTTATATAATACCGAATAGAAAGTAGAACCTTCTTTTGGTGGTTCATACATTCTAAGAGTATTATTTGTAGTATTGAACTCAAATTGTCCTTTAATTACTTTAGCATTTGTTAATCTTGAACTCAATATAGTATCAGAAGTTCCTAAGAAATCAGGTAAAATATTAAAATCCTTAACATACAATTGATTTGCTAATGCAAGTTTCATCATATTTTTTGCCTTATTAAAGGCAACAATAGATTCTGATACTTCACCCTGAACACCATTTGAAATTAATGTGTTTCCAGATGTAGTTAAATATGAATTTGTAGCATCAAGTATATTAGAATTACCGCCATAGAAAAGATCTAAAACAACAGCATCAACAATAATTCCAATATCTCTTTTACACTTTGTTTCTCCTGATGCTGTGGTTCCAGAAGATACCGCTGGAATAGGAGTTGGATATGTTAAAGATCCTTGATTTAAATGGAATGTTACGATTCCAGAAAGAATATCAATATTATTTCTGACATTAGTACATGATGTTGGATTAGTATTTGAAGAAACACCAGATGCAGGTAATGGATCTGCAGTAATTGTAAGATCTTTAGTAAACAACTGGTTGGTGATTGCCAGTTTCATTACATCACGAGCTTTGTTGAATGCTGTGATAGATTCAGCTATTTCTCCTTGAAGTCCGTTAGAAGTTAATGAAGTTCCAGTAGCATTAAAATATTGTTTTAAAAATTCAATAACATATCTATTGCTTCCTACATGTACATCTAAAGAAACTGCATCAATAAAAATACCGATATCTCTCTTGCATTTTGCCTCTCCAGCAGGAACAGTAGTTGATACTGATTCAGCAGGAAGACCAGTTACGTTACCAGCAGTAATATGAGAAGTAATAATTAATGTTAGGTTTGTAATAGCAGTTTGAATATCTGAGCAAGCAGTTGGACTAGTATTACTAACATTACCGCCAGTGCCACCATAATTAGCTGCACCACTAGTAATAGTGAGATCTTTGATTGTCAGTTGGTTAGCAACTGCCTTTTTCATTTCATCTCTTGCCTTATTAAAAGCAAGAACTGATTGTGCTTCTTCTCCCACAAGACCATTTGTAATAGGACTGCCATTATTAAAATATGAAAGAACAAATTGACGACTGTATACATTTCCGCCAGCTTGAGCAATGTCTAAAGATACAGAATCAATGAAGATACCAATATCTCTCTTACACTTATCTGTATTTGTTGCATTGATGACAAAAGTTGGGAATGCAGGAGCAATTGCAGCAAAAGCAGTATCAATAATTTCCTGTCTGTTTAGTTGGATTAATCGGTAACCATCCTTAAATCTAGATACAGCAGTTGTTTGTGGATCACCAGGATAGGAAAAATCTGGATGTTGAACTGCAATTTCAGCAGCAGCACGGTCAATAATTTCTCGTCTATTTTGCTGGATTAATCTATAAGAATCTTTGAACCTACTTTTATCAGTAGTTTGAGGATCATTAGGATAATAAAAATCAGGGAATAAAACAGAAATTTCTGCATTTGCACGATCTACAATTTCTTGTTTATTTGCAGAAATCAAAGCACTAGCATCACGATGTCTATTAGCACTAACTATTGTAGATACACCAGAAGTTGTCCAGATACCAGTATTTCTAATTGGTAAAGTGATTCCAGATGGATTTGCTAATTTTGTAGTTAAAATGCCGACTAAATTATCAACCGTATTCTGAACATCAGCACACACACCAGGATCATTATTAGTCAAATATCCATTAGGATTATTGAATAATACCGTAAATGTATTTGAAGAGTTTACAGAATAAATTTCAAACTTATCATTGAAGTTTATATTGCCAGATGGTGTTACACCTGAGATATGAACATATAAATCTGTTGGATAAGTTACACCTGAATAAGTATATGCATATCCATGATCTCCTACTGTAGTTATAGTAGCAAGATTGTTTACATATGATATATCTGAAATATTTCTCAATTCATATGGTTCTTGGAAAATCTCATTTATTGCTAATAATATAGAAGTATTTTTTATATTTTCTGGGAATGTTCCGTCTTGAGTAGTTAATGGGTAATTAGTTTTAACATTATCAAAAGTATTTGAAATATCAGTCAGTTTAACTGCTTCTACTTGATTATCTAAGAAATTCAAAAGACTAGCTCCCAGACCTTCTATTTTCTGGGTCAATGCAGTATTTACAATTTGAACTTCATATTTTCTATAACTTAACTGAGATTCTACAGTTATGCCACTTACTGGTATAACAATTACTGAATTTGCACTATAATCTCTCGGCAGAGTAACACTTCCAGAACCAGTGAGACCAGAATTGGTAATGCTAGAAAAATTTTCAACAGATACTTCACCAAAAAGTTTGAATCCAAGAGGATGAAGACTCTTATCAACAATTGACTTATAATCTCTTAATGACTTTGTACTTCTTATTACATAGGAAAAATCCTGATAATATCTACTGTCAATTATTTTTTGTGATGATGCATTCAGTTTTCCAAGATCACTGTCAAAAAATCCTACTCTACTTAAATAACCAGAAATATTTCCAAAAATATCAGCAAGTTTAACTTCATGAATTTTTGATGTAGTTTGTCTGATGGATCCCGTTAAAATAGTATCAGCAAGTAGGACTCCAGTTAATAACTTAACATCAAGTAAATATGAGTTATTTCCTATTTTTTGTGTTGCATCTACTCGCACAACAGCACCATTTGATGCAGTCAAAAATTCAGAATTGCTGTAAATTTGATTAGATAAATTTGTTATAATTAATTTATAATTAAGTATTAATTGCTTCTGTAATGTTCTATCAGAACTATACTGTGTTCCATAGTTGGCAAATCTTGTAGTCTTTACTTTTGCTATTGTATTGCTAATTGGAAAGATTTCTGGATTTGTATCAACAGCAAGGATATAATCATTATTAGTATAATTTCTACCACCATTGGTAACTTCTACAGAAACTATTCTACCATTAACTATTGTTGGTTTTATTATAGCGCCAGAACCCGTAGAACTGATAACTTTTAATATAGTATTAGAAGAATATCTTCTTCCTTGATTTAATACTGAAATATTGTTGGTTAAAGAACCAGAAGAAAGAGAATATGTAAATTTAGCGTTATCAAGATCAGAATGAATTATACCTTCAACTAAAGGAAGTTTTTTATATCCTTCGCCACCATCAATATTTTTTATTTTTGAAATTTTACCTATAGATGATATTGATGTAGTAGTGTAAGAAACATTGCTATAAGATAAACTTTCAAGTTGCGATGAAATACTAAATTTAAACTTAGTAGGAGATATAACATCAATTACATGAGAACTAATAAAATAATTATCTCTAATATTAAAGTATGTTTTATTGTTTTCAATTCTATTAGTTTTATCAAAATAATAAACTCTTGAAATAGAATTTATATTAAAGATTGAATAATTTATAGTAATTGTAGATCCAGAAACTCCTGGTGTACCTGATCTAACAATATTAGGTATAGCACTAATATTGCTTGAATCTTCGCTAAAAGACATAACATTACCAAAATTACTTCCATCACTTATATCAAATACATAAGTGCTACCTCTAATCATGTCTAGAGACAAATCTCTGACATAATAATTTCCTGTATTTGTTGGATCTATTTCCCAATAAATTTTTTTGGGAGTAACTGATGATATTGTTATCTGTCTTGCACTAGGAGTAGATGAATCTGATACTACACTAGTATTAATGATAGTACCTGATAAGATTTTAACTTCTATTTTAGAATTAAGCTTATCAATACTATAAATTGTTCCAGAAATTCCAGATGAAATTAAAGAATTTCCAATTTGAATGTTATAATCATTTTGAAAATCGGGAATGTATAATTTTACACTATTTGTTGCAGCATGTAATCTCAAAGGAGAATTTAATTGTGCTCTACTAACTGTAAACTGATTATTAGTATAATTGATACTAATAATTCTCATAATTTCATCATTAATTAAAATATAATCATTATTTCTATATTGAGAGGCATTAATAACGTTAATTGTAGACTGATTCAAAGATACATCAACATCAAGAGTTGTTGTAATGTTAGGTTTTGTATAATGTATTGTTTGATATGTACCTACTCTTACTTTAAATGTTTTGGTTGTTTGTAAAACATTATTATCAATATTTAAAATTACAGAATCTCTGTTTGATAATAGATGTGGTTGAGTAGTAGTAACAATGGCTTCATAAGGAATAGAATATTGAGGAGCACTAATTTTAGTTGGGTATGGAAATTGAGAAATGCCATTTGTAATAGTAACACCAGAGGCAGTATATCCAGAAAGAACTGCATAAGTAACAGAACTCACAGTAACACCAAATATAGATTCAATACTAGCTAAAGAACCAGAACCTTCAGTATTATCGCTGTTAATAAAAAGAAAATCATTAACTTTATAATCAGAACTTGAATTTGAACAAATATATGAATCTACAGATCCTCTTTCAACGCTATTAATTAAAATTCGTGCATCAAATCCCTTATTTGGTGTATTTAAAGTTCTTATTCTTTTTGCGTCTTGTGGTAAATTAGATTCAATTTGATTGTGTGATATAGTATTGTTTAATTTTGATGGTACTGAATTATAATTTTTTCCTATAATATAAGGGAATATTCCTTCACCAAAAGGATCAACTGATATAAAATATGCATAAGTTCCATTCGGAAACTCAGGAGTCTTGCAAAAACGACCATTATTTTCATCTAAATCTCCAAGAGCAGAAACAAAATCATAGTCTTCAATAAATGCTCCAAATGGATACTCAGAAACACTAGGACGATTTGATGTAGTAGTATTCAACGAATAACTACTCACCATTCTTCTTATAGTAGAAACACTGGCAGGGTTAGTATAACCATATGGACCATAAATTGGATTTCCATCATACGCCCATCCTAAAATAGGAGAATGACTAAAATTAGAATCTATTTCAGCATAATCAAAAGAAGGACCCTTAACATTATCATTTAATTCACTTCTAAGTAATTTTGGGTTAAGTGCATATGCATATTGCAATCCATAACGAACATCTGCACTATTATACAAGTAACCATTACCACCATCAACCCTTTTATTTTGAGATAACTGCCATTGTCCAGAAGTATTTCTGACATATTTTAATTTAAATACTCTATCATAATTCCATCTTCTTACTTTTGCTGTTGCCTGTACTCCAGTACCATTTGATATTAAAGAAATTCTAATATTACTTCTATTTGAATAGTCAATTCCACCAGATATCACGTCAATACTAGTAACAGAACCATTATTAATATTTGCTCTTGCAAAAGCACCTTTACCAGTACCAGATAAATCTGTAATTAAAACATTAGGTGCAACGATATAATTATTCCCACCATTAGTTACTGTAATATTTCTAATCTGACCCCTAACAATATCAAAATCATTGGCAATTGTTGCTGTTGCATCAAAACCATATGCAACTTCTAAATTAAAATCATCAGTATAATTGATTCCACCATTTAATACATTAATTGATAATACTTTACCATTACTTATATTTGCACTAAAAGTAGCACCAGATCCAGTTGCACCTAAAAGTCTAAAAACAGGTTGGACATTATCCAAAAATCCATATCCATTCTGAATAAGTTCTACTGAAATTATATTACCAAATTTTTCTGATTCTAGATCTTGGCAACTATAAGCTTCTACGCCATTTACAAACAGACCAATTGACCTATTGCCAACTGGTTGAAGTTGAGTAACTTTTTCTGTTTTAAGAGGTATTGCTTTTAATAAAAATTGATTTGATAAATTGTTACCTACACCAATAAAAGGACCTACAGGATGACTAGGTAATCCAGTAGATGATACATAAGCAAAATTATTTGTTTTATATACTGCTCCAATTTCAGTAATGATATTTTTTATTAGATTGTTTATCACTACGTTTGAACTAGTTGCAGTAAAACCATTTTCATTAATTCTCCATGAAGTAAATTGTTTTCTGCTATCCAATACACCATTTTGAGATATTTCAATATTCTCATTCTCATTGTAATAAGAAGAACCATCTACAATACTAGTTGATGACATGACTCCTAAGAGTCTCATTGTAATAGTATTAATTTTACTCTTAATTCCACTCTTATATCCATAAAGATACTCAGTAGTGGTAATAGATGTAAAATTTTGATGTGTAGAAGCTACTGTGTTATAAGATCCCCTAGAACAATCAAAAAATTGATTAAACGATTTATAGCGGTACGTTATAACTTCATTATTAATCTGTATAACACCATTTTCCTCTGGGAACCCAATAGTGCTATCTACAGTAATAGTAGTATCATTTGGTGTTAACTGCTTTCTCAAGATTGTTTCTTGAGGCACAGAAAAATTCTGTCTATTTAAAATATTCAGTCTTATTTCGTAAATATTTTTATTTCCAGAAGCATAGTTTGTGATGTTATTTACTAAAATACTATCAACAACTGCAGTAACTTGTATGTTCCCTGTAATATCAGTTTGAATTAATTCATTTCCGACTAAATCATACGGATTTCCTATTATAGATTCTACTTTGATAATATCATCTACTGTCCAATCAGAATATGATGATTTTATCAGATAATCTTTTGGATATCTAATTTCAATTTCTTCATCAAAGATAGATCTGAATAAAAATTGAATTGATACGTTAGTTCCTTTGTAACTATAAAAATCTTTTATATTTTCTAAGATAGTTACAATATCAATATCAGAATCTATCCTTTTATATGGGAATCCTTCTAAATATTGCTCTTCATAATTTTTTAAAATGGAATATAAAAATAAATTAGATAAATTAATTACACTGGTTCCAGAAAAATGAGATGCCGCTACAGATTGCTGTACTTTAGTACCAAAATCTTTTAATTCAGTTGTTGCTGAATAACCTCTATAACAATTTAAAAGAGTTTTAGTGCGATAATTAATATCTTTATAAAAAATTATTTCATTATCAATTTGTATAATTCCTTCACTTTTAACAAAACCATCTGTTGATTTTAACCTTATAGTAGTTTGAGTAGCAGATATATTTTGATCTAATGATGAAGTTTTTATTAGATTATTTTTTGACAAATGATCTAGATCTTTATATTCTATAATATTTTCAGATATATCAAGAATTCCGCCTCTTATCTCAAGGGACTTATAGTACTCTTCAAAAAATTTTACAAAAGTAGGAAATTCATTGACAATAAAATCTGGTAATAAGTGTTCAATAAAATCTGAAACGGTTAACTTTGCAAAACTCATTTTAGTTTACTTCTGGTAATATCTGGAAATTGCTATTATCTACTAAAAGTTCCAAATAAACTTCTCTAACGGCATAAATATCTGGATTTTTTGGAATTACAGTAACAAAAATTTCATTATTATCATTACTACCTTTGGTTATTTGTAAAAGGTCTATTCTAACTTCACCTTTCGCAAAATTTATATTTCCAATATTGTCAATTCGTATTATTTTGGTAGCAGTTATCGGATTAATACTATATATTCTAATTGTTCCATCAGTAGTATTCTCAAGATATACGTCTATACCAGGGAAGTTGGCAACCCTAAAAGCAGATGAAACTATATTAGTCTCATCATTGCATTTCTGAAGAAGAGGATTAACAAAACAAAGTAAATATTGAGCATTTGTATTTAATGCTGGTTGCAATCTTTTTCTTAAAGATAAATTAGTCACATTTGATGTAATTGAATCTTCTGATGAATCTATCACAGTGCTTAATTTACTTTTCTTAATCGCACCACCGAATTTATTTAAATTGTTAGTATCACGATATTGTATCAAATTTTGACTTACAGTGTTCTTTATTTGTTCTGGAGTTAAATTAGTACTTGCTGAATTATAAGAAATTCTAGAATCCATCAATATTTCAATAATTGATGGATCAATTATAACAGGAGTTACAGAAGCAACTGTATAGGTTTTTAATTTAGTTAAAATATCTCTTTTAGTTGAATTACTTAATTTAGTTGAATATTTTGGTTTAATAGCAATTTTTACTCTACCATATTCTGGGGGAGATTCAGTCTCACCACCATATACAATAATATCAGCAATAGAAGAATAAAGTTTCTTAGTGATAATTTTATAATCATCTAATGTAACTGCTCTATTCTGTGAAGAGTAGAATTGAGGGGCATTTACCTTAATTTCATCTGAAGACTCAGCATCATCGCCACCTTCACTTTTTGAAACTAAAGTTAGAGTGATGTTTTGAAGAACTCTATTTAAATTCTCATCATATATTTCACCAGAAAATACAAAAGATCTAATATCATTGGCAGAAGATCCCATTGATGAAAGATAGGTAACTTCTATAATTTCGCCATTTTCAAGTTTTCTTCCAATTACGCCATCCCCAAAAACTAATTCATAACGCATGTCAGAAATTTCACGAACAAAAAATATAGTATCAGTTGATTTTACATTTAAGATATTATCAGCTTGAGTATAAGTAGTTAACTTTGATGAAGTAGCAGATTCTCTTACTTTAATTCTTATAGAACTGGTATCAATATTTTGGGTTGTTAAAATAAATTTTTGATTTGAAATAGTATTATCTACTGTAAACTTAAAGTTTAAATATACACCTTCTGTTATCTTAAGTTGATTAATCCCTTCAATATTAGATAAGTAAGAAATATTGTTTATTACAGGAGCAACAATATCCTCTAATATTGAGAATTGATAAGTTTCAGATCTGTTTTCTGAATTTGATGCAATAAAACAGTTGCCTTTTTTTAGAGTTAAAAATTTGGGTACTAACCTTGGATCTATAGCGGCAACAGAAGAATAATCAACCTTTAGTTGAACATATGCATTTGCAGAAGTTCTTGATTTGGGTGTATATCCTAATTGTCTAGCTATTTTTACAATATTGTCTCTTAATGAGGCTGATGTAAGAAAAGTTTCATTAACTGCCATCGTAGTATTGAAGGCAGTATAATAAGTATTATATGCTAATAGATCAAGAATAGACGATAAAGTAGATGATTCAAAATCATAGTCAGTAAAATCTGTATTGCGCCTCAGGTACTCACGCAATGTAATTTTTATATCTGTAAAATCTAAAGAACTGACTTGAGTGAATGCCATTTATACTTTGCTTGAGGAAGTTAAAGACAAATTAACATTATAAAATTTTGGAGAAATGTCTGGTATAGAATAATTAATTTCAATTTCATATGTATTCTCATCATCATTCAAATTTATTGCTATATCTAATAAATTAACTCTAGGTTCATATGACTGAATCAAATTTATAATATTTTCTTTGATGGAACCAGCAGTTACAAAATCAAAAGGTTCAAACAGCAAATCAGGAATACCACTCCCAAAAGTTGAGTTAAAAAACTTTTCACCTTTTCTATAAGAGAAAAGATTTAATAAGGAACGCTTGATAGCATTCTCATTTTTTAGAATGACAAGATCTTTTTTTAAAGGATTTGTCTTAAAAGTAAAGCTCAAGTCCTTATATGATCTTGACGGTTTTAACGCCATTTTTAATAATAGTTTTATTTATTTATCGTCATTCATGCCACCTCTCTACATAATCATCAAAACCACCTTTACCGCCACAAGGTCTTGAATATCTATCTGACGGTGGTTGATTAACATGTTCTTGATTTGTGTTAATTTTTTGGTTATTTGGTAACATGTAATCGGTAATTAACCGATTTGTGCCCCAATTTTGTTTCATAAACTCAACATCACGATCTACTTGGTATTTTGCCATCTGTTTTCTCCTAAAAAGGTTAAACAGAACTTTTTACGGGGTTGCTATCCCGAATTTTTGACCATTTCGTAGTCATCACCAAGAATTTCTCTTAAGTATGCGTCATTCCAGTGGTGATAATATCCTGTTTTTGCTAATTTTTCTCTATTTTTTTGTAAATCTTTTTTATTTTGCATCAAAATAAGGTTATATTTACCATTATTTGACTGAATTCCATTGATGTAAGTGTTATAAGTAGCACAATCTTCTAAAAATATGTAGTCTGGAAACTTTTTATTGTAAAATTCTACCCAAAATTGAATACTAGTTAGGTCAAGATAGTCCTCAACCACATAAAAAACGACATCATACCCAGAAACAGGCATGATGTCCTCTGCTTGACACTCCACATTTAAGGTTTTTGCTTTAGAGGCAAAAGGACAAACTGCAAAACCTTCTAATTCTGGACGAACTTCAGATATTCTTGCAATCCACTCCTGTATATCTGCCTCAATTTGATTCATTTATTGTTTGGATGTACTTGTTCTGCAACTGGTTTACCAGCAACCCATCCAAAAACTTTGGGTTCGGTATCTTCAACTTCAATGGTATCTAATTCATCAACAATATCATCGTTATTTACATCAGTAGTTGCTTGTACAGTCTTTTTACGTGCCATTAGTTTCCCTGTCCTCGGTAACGTTTCTTTGCTCCATTACGTGAGCTTGCACTGTATTTAGTATGCTTACCAGCTCCCTGACGACTTTTTTTAGGTTTAGATTCAATTACAACTTTATTAGTGAGTGAAGGACGCTTTGCCATGGTTTATGAAGTACGACAATCTATATTGTAATGCTCTTTAAAAAATTTGTCAAGTAGTTATTACAACTCTAGAACTATAACCATTACCACCAGCATTTCCTCTGTTTGGATCATTAACTCCACCTTCAACAGTGTTTGCAAATAATCTAGTTTCTCCACTGGAAACTAGTGAACCATTTATATAACCAGATCCACCACCACCTCCAGAAGCGTTTCTAGTACCCTGACCAAAGTCATTTCCACCGCCGCCACCACCACCACCGTAGTAACCACCGCCACCACCGCCGCCGCCACCAGCATTTGGATAACCACCTGTTTGTCCAGCGCCACCAGAACCACCCTGTAAGGCGCCACCCGAACTTCCTCCAGCGGATCCGCCACCGCCGCCACTATTTTGTGTACCTCCGCCGCCGCCAGTTGAACCAATTTGCGAATCAGAAGAACTAGCACCTGAATTTCCAGAAAGACCACCGCCATGACCGCCAGCAGATGAACCATGACCAAATCCAGTTCCTCCAGCTCCACCAGCCATCATAATGGCATTTCCTTGAGTAATACTAGTTCCAGAAAATAATCCTGCATATCCTCCTCCATTTTCTCTACTAGGCCATCCAGAACTAGAACCAGCACTGCCATCACCAGCATTTAATCTTACACTATAAGTATTTCCATTAGTAAATGATACATTACCATAAGAATATCCGCCAGTACCGCTGGACCTTCCCTGACCCCACATTTTTACAGTGCGTGAAATAGTTCGCAATGCAGTTAATGTATAGGTAGTTGAATTGCTTCCATCTAAAATTAATGGTCCATCCATAATTAAAGACCAGTTTGTTTTACCAGCAATAGCAGGAGAAATTTCAAAATCGTACCCATATGTCAATACAAAAATAATTAATCCATCTTGACCACTTCTACCTGCCTGATATCCTCCAGCACTAGCTACAAAATCATTCCATAAGGTTCCAATTCCTCCTGGATTTGCACCACCAGCAGCTCCACCACCGCCTGGAGCCGATATAATACTAGTATCCGATGGACCCAAATATGCAGTATCAACAAATCCAGAACCGCCGCCGCCACCGCCGCCAGAACAATCATTATTTCCCCCGCCACCTCCGCCACCGCCGTAGTAACCACCACCGCCACCACCGCCTCTTCTGCTGACATTAGTGGCAGTGCCACCACCGAATCCACCATTCATGAATCCAGATCCACCACCAGACGTATAAAAAGAACCATTCTGACCACCAGCTACGCCGCTGCCGCCAAAACTTTGTGTGCCTGGATTACCACCATTTCCTGAAGGTTGCCCACCGCCGCCGCTTCCATTACCATTACCGCCGCCGCCAGGACCAGCTTGACCTGCGCCGCCACCGCCGCCAGCAATCGCAACTAGATTTTGAGCGCCGCCTGCTGTGCCAGAAGCATATTTAAATAATCCCGCCCAACCACCACCTCGTCCTGCTCCAAATCCAGCTTGACCAGTATCAGATCCATTAGATGTAGATCCAACTTTTGCAAGGAACATATCTCCACTTGTCACATCAATAACACCACTTATATAACCACCAGCACCACCACTACTACTTACGCATTCGCCAGTTCCTTCACCACCCGCACCCCATATATGAAATCTAATTTTTTCTACTCCCGTTGGTATAGTAAAATTAGCAACACCTGCTGTTCTATAAACTACTGTCTCACTTGACTGAATTACAGTTATATCAGCTTCATTTGATAAAATTGTTATAGAATATGGATTACTTAAAATACATCGGTAGAGATCACGATTATCTGATGAACTAGCAGATAAAATAGTATAAGAAGAAGAATTGGCACCAGTTATAGAATTCCATGTTGAAGTTCCATAATCTTTTTTCTGCCATTGATATTGTATTGTTTCATTTGGTAATTGTGGAATTGATGCTGCGAGACTGACAACAGCATTAGTTCCAGCTTGAACAATAATTGATGTTGGTTGCTGTGATATTATAATATTGGTTTGTTCTATAATTAATCTTGAGTCGCTGTTTACATCTCCAGCACCATCTCTATATGGATCTGATGTATTTGCAAGTGTTGAAGTATATCCACTTACTGCAGATACTGCAACAAATCCAGATCCACCACCACCTCCTGTTGAACGATCATAAAATCCAGCACCACCGCCCCCACCAAAATATCCACCACCACCGCCGCCGCCACCATAAGTAGAAACACCCCCATTTCCACCTTGAAGGGCAGAACCATTTATACCATCATTAACTACTGTAGTATATGTTATTTTAATATATGCATTTGTAGTTCCTGTTGAAACAGAAGCACCAGAAACATAAGTACTACTGTAATAACCATTTCCACCCTGGCCGCCGCCGCCAGTGGTACTATTACCAGACCTCATACCACCACCTTGGAGTCCACCAGGGGCACCGCCGCCACCACCTCCCCCTGCACTGTTGAAAGCATCAGAAGGAGTTCCGCCTGTGCCACCATTGGAAGCATTGAGAGTGGTTGTTAATTGATTAGAGGTACTTCCATTGATA